GTGGGCGATCCAACTCCTCCGCCCGCAGCTCCGCCTGCATCCAAAGCTCCGCCTGCAGCTGTCTCAGATCCGGGTTCAGGAGTGACATTTTCCAGATCACTAGCCAATCCACCCGGTGTGACCCCAACATTGCGCAAATTGGCCTGTCCTGGACCAGCATCTTCGGCTTTGCCTTTTTCTTCGGCCCACTGCATTTCGTTTTCGCTCATTTCTACTTCGCTCAGACCCAAATAACGTTTCATCAAAAAACGTTTGGAAAAGTAGGGGTACTGTTCCAGTTGTGTAAATGTACCAATTCTTGCACTATCGATATCGGCTTGTCTATAACTAGCAAAGTTCTGCGGGGGATTGAAGCGTAAATCAAAAATTTGTCCGTCAATGTTGATGCCTCTCCAACGCATAAACATCTTGAACTCTTGATCCAATTTGTCCACAATCATGCTTTGTAAACGTGTGCAGTATTGATTAAAACGCCATTCTTGAATAAGAGCTGTGCCCACTTTGCCATCACTCATGGTGGTTGTGCCATCATCAGCCCCAGTGGGCAAATAGCTTGAGGGAATACGTAATCCACGGAACAGTTTGTTAGTAAAAAACTTTAAGTCTGTGATCTCACCTAGGTTCTGTCCGCCCTGTAAAATTTCCACGCTAGATCCACGACCATCTGCAGTTTGTGGGAAGAAAAAATCTTCGTTCGTGCTTAGTGGATTGTATGTGGCATCCATCATGTTGACACCGCCGGCACTTTGAGTGGGTATTCGACGTTGAGATATTTCGTTTTTGATACGCTCAATAAATCCCATGGCCATATGCGTTGGCATATTGCCCACATCAATTTTAAATATTCTACGTTCAGGTGCACGTTGCACACGATAGATAATGATGCTATCTTCTAATAATTCTTTTTGTTTGAACACCTTGAAAATGTTCTCTAACACACTGTTTCCAAAAGGCCAAAACACATCCAGTCCCTCGGTCAGGCTCAAGTGCACAATGTGTTCGGCATTGACCACTGCTTCGTTTTGTGCATGACTAAATCTACTTCCGCCCGAGTAGGGAGTGCGCGGTTGTGTGTAGCTGCCACTGGGCCCGCCCACTTGTGGATGATTGGTAAATGTATCGCTGGTGCTGACTGCTGTGACTGTGAGGTTTTGAAAGTTGGGATTGATGTCTTTGACCACATACTGCTCGGGTTTTTTGCCATCGCTTTCGTTCACAATCACTTTAGTAACTTTGCTCATTTCAACCCAAAACATTTTAAATGTTTCAGGGTCACGAATAAACACTTGGTCACCGTATTTGATGGTGTTACGCACAATCTTAAAGATACGTTTGTTTAATTCGTTTAACGAGATCCATTGCTGAAGTTGTTCCTTGATGATTTTAACTTCGTTATCAGTGGGCTTTTCGTGGAAGTGTAGATCAAATGCCGATAAGTTTTCTTCGTTCTTTTGACTGCAAAATTCAGCCAAAATATCCAAGGCTGCATTGACTTCACTGTCCATGTCCATTTGTTCGTATTGATTGTAGCGTTCAATACGGTTTGGGTGCCCTATATAAACTTCCGGCAATGTGCTTGCCATGTTACGATATGCTGGATTTGCCTGAGAATTGCCAGAGCTGCCTATTGGACTTATTTGTCCCTGTATGTTACCGGTTTTGAAATACTTTTTCCAACTAGCCATTATGTGTTCCTTGTATCTTATTTATCGTACTAGGACGAGACATTAAGAAGTTTTTTAGTAGTATCATTTCCGTCTCGGAGATGGCTGATCATTTCGTCAAATTTACTCAAGAGTTCATTGTGTTTTTCATCATCGTTGCTATCACCGTTCAATAATTTATCAAATGCAGTTTTATTAGCAGCGGTTTGTTTGAGCATATTTTCTTCTTCTTTATCGTATTGCTTTTTCATTTCGGGATTGTCACGGGCCATTTTCCCAGCAACGTCTACCAGTGCTTGTATGGCATCCAGGGTCTTTTGATTTACATTTGTTTGTACAGCGATTGAGTTGTTGCGCCCTGATGCCTCGTCCATTAAAAACTTACTAGTTGATCGCAGTTCAGCATACGATGCCATTTGCGCTTCCATGAACTTTTTGTCAGTGTCATCTGTAATTGGCATGTTTTTCATTGACGCAATACTTGCTTGTGCAAAAGAAATCAAATTATCTTTGCTATAAGTATTTGATTCCAACATATTTTGCATCGAGGAGTTGGACATATTTTTTACTGAATCAATACTGGATTGTGCCAATGTTGCAATACTGTCCTTGTCATTGGAGTTTAAATCAAACATGCCCTTTACTGTGGCAATACTGGATTGTGCCAATGTTGCAATACTGTCCTTGTCATTGGAGTTTAAATCAAACATGCCCTTTACTGTGGCAATACTGGATTGTGCCAATGACATTAGATCGTTTTTGTCAGACGATGTTTTATTGGTACTATTGTCAAAAATGTTTCGCATTGAAACAATACTGGACTCAGACAGTTTTGCAATGTCTGCTTGAGCATTGGTGATCAATTTCAAACTATTTTCCTGTTCCGATGTGACTTTTTCCAACAGTTTGGCTTGAGCATCATCTTTTTTACTACCCGAAATATCTTTTAGTGTCACTGGTATTGTTTTACCATCAGGCAACGGCACTGCTGCTTCGGGCCCGTCTTCGGCAAATATACCCGGTGTATTACTGATACCGCCTTTACTATGTTGATTTTTTAATAAATTTTCAAAATATTTTCTATCGTTATCCGATAACGGGTGTTCTTTATCGGCTAGTGCTGCTTTGGCATTTTTCACTTCTTCTGAATCTAGTTGTGCTCGAGATCCTATTTCAGTGTTGCCAGCAGTAGTGGCCTTGGGTTTACTTGGGGCCAAGTCGGCTTTTTTACCACCCCCTATCAAGTCATCAATTGCTTTGAGACCTTTTGTAAACATTGCCACTGTTTGCTCAGTGGTGTATGAAATCAAACTGGCATATTTGTCAAGATGTTTGCCAACTTCAGTTTCCATTGCAACTGCTGCTTTTGTAGTAGCCTCAGTCACTCGAGCAAAACCTTGTTCAACACTGCCTGCACTCTTGGCCATGTCCATTTGTGCTGTTGCTGCCTTTTTAGAATTTTCTGCGGCCTCGGGATCAAGCTGGAACGATTTGAAAGCATTTTGCATTTGTGCCATGCCGCTAACAACTCCGTCCACTGCCCCGCCGAACAATGCTGCTTGGTCTGTGGCATTTTCGCCATGATCTTTCATGGCCTTGCCAGCTTCGCCTAAGTTCTTTTGTGTGTTAACCACCATGTCAGCATTGCCTTCAGACACTTGCCCGGCAGTTTTACGAATCATGTCCATGATGTCTTTGTTGCCGGCAATGATAGGATCAGTGACCGGCCCGCCCGCCATCACCTGTGTCAGTGCTTGTTGTAGTTTTGGACCCATCTCTGGCCCCATCGCCATCATTGTGCTGTATGCGTTTTTGTATGCTTCTTGTTGTTTGGAATCCAATTTGCCCATCAATGCACCGCGCATGCTTTCCTGACGGGCTTTGTCCATTAACTTTTTGGCATCTTGCCCGGTAATGTCCGATATAACTTTTAGATTAACCGCATAGTCCTTCATTTCTCGTTGCAGTTGTTCGGGGGCAATATTTTTCATGTCGCGTCCCGTGGCCTTGACCTGTGCCCCGTAACTGGCCAACAGTTCAGCTTGATCTTGATAGCTGTAGCCCAGAGCCAATAATTCGTCACGTGCAGAAACTGTGGCACTGCCAAACTTCTTGGTCATTGCGCTCATGCCGTTGGCTATCATTTTGGCACCATCGCCTTGTGTCAATCCTGCAGCTCTAATATCTTCAGAGCTTTTGGCAGTTGCATCCGACAACATCTTAAGACTGATGCCAGCATCGTTGGCCACTTGACGCATTTCATTCATACCACCAGCAAAACTTGCACCTTGCTTGGTGTAGCTGGCCAACGCTTCAGTGGACTTTTTAAATTCTTTTGCAAATACCTCATTGGCAGTTTTTGCCAATTGAGCTGCTAGATCCAGTGCAGCTTTGGCTGCTTTGTCCAGCCCCTCGGCGAATCCGCCAAGATATGGTATTGACCCCAGTATTCCGGTACTTAAATCAACTGCGCCTTTAGCAGCAGTGTTTGTTGCATCTATAAATGTGCTGAGTTGTCCGGCTGCGGCTCCAATTGGATCTTGGGCCATTGCATCGTACTGCGTGGCCATTTGTGTGGCCAGGCTCAGTGCCGTTTTGCCTAGACTGCCAAAAGTGGTGGCCAGTGATGAGCCAATGTGTTCCCACATTTCCGTAGATCGTTTGGCAGCAGCTGCTCGTTCGGCCTCGCGTTTTTTTTCTTCTTCAAGTTGTTTCTTTTCAACATCATTCAACTCTTTATGAGTTTTGTTAAAAAGTTTAAGAGCACGAATCTCGTCTTCTTGTGCCTTTTTCAAGGCAGCATTTTCTGCTGCCTTTTTATCTTTTTCAGACTTGGTTACTGCTGCCACCAACCTCAGCAATGTTTCTTCTGTGGCGAAATTTTCGGCTTCGATCTCGCCAATATTGGGAACTTTGATTTTTACTTTTGCCACTGTTTTTACCCGATAAATAATATATTACATATATTTATGGAGTTCAAAACCATGCAGACTGCATCATCAAACCCGTTATCCAAACATTTTAGACGACCAGCAATACACTTGCAATTGCCCAGTGCAGGCAAATTTTGGCCCGATGGAGCGTTGGATTTGCCAGTTACTGGAGCGATTCCGGTTTATCCCATGACAGTCAAGGACGAGTTGACATTGAAAACACCCGATGCACTCATGAACGGCAGTGGCATGATGGATGTGGTCAAAAGTTGTTGCCCCAACATTGTTGATCCATGGAGCATGCCAACGCTAGATGTTGATCCAATTTTTATTGCCATCAGGATTGCCAGTTACGGACATGGCATGGACATTACTGCTGTTTGCCCGCACTGCAACACCAAAAACGAGTACAAAATTGATTTGCGTGTGATTACTGACAACATCAAACGTGCAAATTTTGATACACCAGTCACTATTGATGGGTTGGTGTTTAGATTCAAACCACAACGTTATCGGGATTTAAATCAAACCAGCATGATCACCTTTGCCGAACAACGCCTGATAGATACTGTGGTGTTGAATGACAGTTTAACCCAAGAAGAAAAAACCCATCAATTTACAGAAAGTTTTGAGAAACTGAGACAATTGAACATCAAGCTGATATCAACTTCAATCTCGAGCATCACTACAGAGGACGGTACCACGGTGGCCGATGCTGATCAAATCAGCGAGTTCTTGGACAGTTGCAGTCGACAGATATACTCGGATATCAAAAAGTCAGTGGACAGACTGGTTGAGGCAAACAAAATTGAGCCGTTCGAGGTAATTTGCGAGAATGAAGAGTGTCTTAAAGAATACACCACCTCGTTGACATTCGATCAAGCAAATTTTTTCGAATAAGGCTTTTGACTCTAAAGACCAATGAGGAAATACTAGAACTAGTAGATCAAATGGATCGAGAGTCAAAAGCCCTAAAAGAAGAAATACTCAGAGCCTGTTGGTACATGCGTGGTGGATTAACTTACAACGAGGGAATGGATTTGAGTCACGAAGAACGTGAGATTATTAGTCGAATAATCAAAGACAATATGGAAACAACTAAAAAATCAGGACTTCCTTTTTTCTAGTACTGCATCACCAATTCAAGATCTCTAACGAGATCTGTTCTTTCGCTTTTCAGCTCAGAACATTTTTTTATTTCGCTTTAGCGAAACCAGTTTCATCCAGATAACGCAGTCACTCTTTGCCCGCACAGGGCAAAAAGAAAGCTTCATCCGAGTGTAGCAATCACTAGCGTTACTGCATTACAGAGGCGGTTGTCCGGTACCTCGAGCAGCGTTCTTATAACAACGGCAATTTGCACAACATACGCTAACATACTGTACAAACCTGCACTATCACTAGTGCGTCTTTTTAGCCTTAAATCTTTACTTCAAACAATCAAACCGCGGCAATTAGCGATCTTCGTCCTGTCAAGGATAGTGATTGAGTGCTCTAGTCAGCATAGAGTCTTCCGTCCCCGTTATTATCCGGTTGTCGCTGGGCACACGAGTTTGACCTGTGCGAGTCTTAGACTGATAATTTTTTAAATGTCGAGGCCAAAAATTTGCCATAACGTTGATGACTTAATGGGCCAGGGTGTCGTTTGTCGTTTCCATAATCGATCATCATGGAAGCAAAACTTTGATATAGATTGAGCCAAAGGTTTTGTTGTATAGAGCCAGAGTTTTTGTAATCGTTGTGTATTTTGTTGTATAAGTTTTTTATTTGAGCATCGTCTCTGTGTTCAGAATTTAAAAGTTTATTTGTATAGTTTGTTAGATTGGTTGGTATTGGGTCACTCACGGGATCAAAATAATTTTGATCCCATTGGCATAGATTATTTAAAAAATAAATTTTTGTATTTTTAGAATCGGCGAGGCCTTTAAGAATATTAATGTACTTTACAAGATCCAATATATCATAATGAGTATTATGTACTAGTAAAAATTTATCTCCAAAATCTTTTAAAAATTCTTTACTAAAAGAAATATCATTGCCATTGTGTTCTACTAGATGTGTACTTGTTGGCGAGATACTTCTACGCGATTCGTATTCTTCTAGTCCGGCCCAAAACACATGTCTTGGATAACTGGTCCAACCCACAAAAGCAAAATCATATTGTTTTTGTACCAGCTCTATACCGGTATCTAAAAAAATACGTAAATTGGAATTTCCGCCACCGCCTATGTTGTTTATCACTGCTTGATTGGTAAACAATTCTTTTGACAGTACGTTGGCATAGTGCAATTCGTGTGTCTTTTCATTTACAAGCCCGGTACCAGCAGCAAACGAACAACCTGAAAATAAAATATTAACCATTTAATTTATTTAATATATGCGATCCATGCACACGGACTGAAATTTGTCCGTTGTAATATTCTGTACTTTCTAATACTCTATTGGTAAATTGTTCGCGGGCTTCAATATAACTACATTCTGATTTGCTTTGGCAATAATACAGTATTTCTCTAGTGAAGTTTTCTTTGCCCAATGTTTCAACATCTTTGTTTAATTCAATGTTTGATCCATAATATTCTTGCCAGTCGCTGTCTATTTTTGATCTAATTTTCTTTTTCTTCTTGGTGCCGTTCTTTAACTTTACAGTCTTGTAGGTCGTTTTACTAAATTTTGCTAATTTTTTGCCTATGTACTTTTTGCCAGATAGATTGTTGGTGATAAGATACACAAATCCCACACAATCTTCGGGTAGATCTTCTACAGGCGAGTTTTGATATATCCATTGCATACATGTAATTATACCTTGTTACCATGCAGTTGCATATTCTTGATTTACCAAGTTTTTGTTGCATTTTTGTTGACATTCTTGCCATTTGAGTGCCTTAAATTCTGTTTCCCAAAAAGGGTCGGCAATTACATCTGTTAAGGTCCTACGATGTAAATTGAATCGCTCGGCGATTATTTGCCACTCGCTATTGTGTGTGTATCTGTTAGCAACCCAGCAACAAGGAAATAGTCTTCCGCTGGCATTAATGTAAACACCTTTGTTTCCTATTTCACACAAGGGTTTTACGTTGTTTTGTACTGTAACTGTGTTATACAGTTGAATATTGATATTTGAAATTTTGCTTGCTCGATCAGCAAAGTCAGTGACCTCACGTTCAAATCTATGACTACCGCTTACAAATTGCTGATCGGGTTCCAGTGGATCATTGGCACCGTAACCGGGATAGATACTGCCAAATTTGGTGCTTTTGGTCAATTGAAACATATTCATATCTAATGCTGCAGCATAGTTTTTCATTTGTTCTAAATTGTTTTGATTAAAACCAAATGCAATCGCGGCCCATACCAATTGACATTTAGACGCAGATCTCAAAGCAGTTATACCTTGAACTATACTGCTAAAATCGCTGTTCACACGATACTGGTTGTTGCTAAGTTCATCCCAGCCGTCAATGCTGAAGTGTACACTATCCTTATAGTCCAGTAACTGGCCCAATTGGATCCACCAGCTTATTTTCTTATGACTACCATTGGTAACAATAACTATTTCAACCGGTTTGACGCTTTTGATATATTCAATCACTGGAATTAAATCGTGTGCGTATATGGGATCTCCATCGTCGCCGCAGAAGGTGATCTTTTCTATATTGGACAATATAAATTGGGGTGTAAAATTTCGTTTGAAAAACTCTAGATCCAGTTCAGTATTGATCAAACTGTTGGGAACTTCCTGTCTAGCACAACGCGGGCATTTTAACGTACACTTGCTGCTAATCTCGATATGAAAATGCCAAGTTGCCAACATTATGCCATCTCGACGTCGGTGTTGTAACTGGTATAGCCGTTCTCTTTGACCACATGTAATGTGTTATTAACACGACCCGCCAGTTCATCTTTATGTGAAACTAACCAAATACTTTTATTACTGTCTCTACTCATTTTCTTAAGTATACTCAGTGCATTTTCCACGCCCGAGCTGTCCATGCCCGAATCCACTAACTCATCAATGAATAATAAATTAATGGGCTGATATAAACTTTCCCATACATCACGAAACGCCCAACTCAAACTCAATATAAGTCTGTTACGCTCGCCTCGACTCAAGTTATCAAAGTCTAATTCACGACCCAACTCGCTAATGCTTACAGTCAAATCGTTTTGAAATTTAACAGTATGCGGAAGACCAATACGATCTAGATACTGTCCCAGTCTGGCATTTAGATAACTTAGGTTTTGATCAATAATACGTTTGCGGATAAAACTGTCTTTGTTGGTCAATAGTTTGTACAAAAACTCTTGATGTTGTCGTATTCTATCAAGCTCGTTCATTAAGTCATAATTGACATTCTCAAGAGCCTGCTCGCTCATTTCTTGTATTTGTTCGTAGTAGGGATCTGCTTCTTGTTGCTTGGCAGTTAATTGTGCAAGTACACTGCCTAAACTGCTGCGATGCTCAAATGCATCCGCTTCGTTGTTATAGTAAACTTGGGCACGCTCATCTAGCTCGCCTAATGCGTTCAACGCTTCTGTATTCTCAAGACATTGTGTATGGGCTGCGAGTGCATTGAGAGCAGTGTCACTGATTTGCCGTTGCTTGTCCGCTAACATTTGCTCATGATTGTCGTCGTGTATGCCTTGACCACAAGCCGGACATTGGTGATTTGTTAAAGCCTCCATCTCGGCCCTAAGACGAGCTAACACTTTGTCTTCTCGAGCTTGATCACGTTCGTTTTGTGTAATATAACCTTTAATTCGATCTATCTCTGCTTTCTTTTTGTTGTACACTGAAAGGGTTTGATGTGCAACTAACTCGGCCTCGATGTCCAATGCGTTAAGCTCGTCAAATGCCGTCTGCAATTTGGCAATATCTTCGTCGTGTTTCCTTTGCCATAACGTTTGTCGTCGTCGCAAATTGTCTATTTGTTCTTGTATACGTGTGTTGGCATCAGTGACTGCTTTGATTCTAAACTCTTCTTGAGTAATAGCATCCCGAGTAGCTTTGGTCTGTTCTTTTAATAATTCAGCTTTTTCGCTTAGTAGTGTAATACCCAACAACTGTTCAATAATAGTGCGTTGATCGTTGGCTTTTAATGCCAGAAACGGTTCAGTATAGGTGTTCAAGGCCACAATGTGCTTGAACATATCATGTGTCATGCCCAACATACGTTCGATCTCGGCCTGTGTTTCTCGACTATCGCCTTGTGCCTCGTCGGTGATTTCTCGTTCGGTGTCGTTAACCCAAAACTTCATTGTATTGGGTTTACGCCCGCGTTCGATCCTATAGTTAAAACCGTCCTTTTCAAAATCAATAGTCACCATCATGCCTTTGACGTTGGTTTTATTGATCAAGTTATCTTTTTTGATATTGGTTAATGCGTTACCATATAGTGCATAACTCAGTGCATTGATGATTGTGGTCTTGCCGGTGCCGTTTCTTGCACCCGAGTCGTCACCGCCTAGGTCCAAGTTCTCGCCCAACACCAAGGTCAAATCATTGCGATCAAAACTGACAGCTTGTGTGGTATTGCCCACACTCATGAAATTTTTAACAGTTAAATCTTTTATTTTGAACATAGTCTATTATATGCTAGTGTACGGTACAAAGTCAATCTAGCAGTTGCCTAAAATGTGCTCGAAGCAACGGCATGGAAACTTTGAATGATGCATTGAACTGATCAAACGGCACTTGATCCAATATGCTCACTTGAATTTTTGTTTCGTATGATTTATTCAATTGCTGATTTATTTTTTCCATCACATCTGGCTCAATTGGAGCGTAGACTGCAATGAATATTTTTTGATATTCTTCGTCAATGACGGTGACATAATCTTGTTTAATAAACAAACTAACCACTTGGTTAATGTCTTCGGGCCTAATAAAAATATCGTTTATTTTGTAATCCTTGGTTCTACCATAGAAATAATAATTGCCGTCTTTGAGCTCAAATTTATCATTTAATTCTACAGTTTTTTTAAATTCGTTGTTGGTGATCAAAACAGACTCGGGCATGATCTGTAGGTCAAAGTAATCATCTAGTAACGGACCGTAATTGGTTACATCAAAAGTTTCTTCCTGTGTGCCTTGATTTATTTCTGGACCCAGTATCAAGTTACCAATATCGGATGATCCGTAAACGCCAAGAATACGATTGATATTTTTTTCTTTACAAATTGGAATCCATTCTTTTTGCAATCGAGTCAACACAAGCAAATCAAACGAGTGATTCATTTTGTGCAACGATTTAATTATTCCGTCCACTGAAGAAAATATCATGACTTTGTTAATTTTTTTATCTCTCAATTGATCTGATAATTCCAACAACGAATCCTCGTTGTAGTTGAAATTATAATGATATTTGCATGCCATCAATGTAGGTAGTAAAAATAAGTCAAGTACACACCCATGACTCAATTGCCGACAATGCATGATATTGTCTTCTTCAACAAGTGCCAGTCTAGCAATGGCTCTAATAGAACTTGAATACAACCACTCGTGACTGTGTGTTGATACTTTGGGCACTCCAGTGGTGCCACTACTGGTAGTGTTGATGGCTACTGTAGTTTTTTTGGCAAAAATTGTGCTTTTGATTTTGTCCCAGAGCGATGAATCTTGCACCACATACGAAAAGAATATATTCATGTCGTCGACATGTTTGAAACATGTTCTAGCATGTTCGACGGTTTCTGGCCAAATTTCAAATTGCACAACATCAAACATCGCCAACTTGAGATTTTTATACAGTGATTGTCGATAAACGGATTTTTGTGCAATCACTTGATCAACTACAGACAGTGCAACACCCAATTCCAAACAAGCAAACACAAATGACAGATAAAGTGGATCTGTACGAGAAGTAAAAGTACCAACACTGTCGCCGGGACGTAATCCGTACTTTTCCCACATCAACACTTTCCAAAAATCTATCATGTCACACAACTCGTTGTATGACTTACCGTCATACACCAATTCTTTGTTTAAAATTTCTCTAGTGAGAATCATTTAATTCTACCTCGAATAAATTGGCTTGCTAGTACAGGAATAGCAGAAACGCCAATAATTATCAAATAGCCGTAAACAGCCCAAACTGGCCCAAGTTTATTGACTTGACTATAGTAGTTGAATGCTCCGCCAATCGCTAAAGATAATAAAAATGCCAATAAGTAATATCGATCTTTAACATAAATGCCAAATGCCATACAAGCAGTCAACGTCATTGATGCTGTGCGGTACACGCTAAACACCATTAGTGGAAGCAATAGATCAATTTCAAATAGACTCAACAAATAAGCAATGGTAATGGGCAAAAACAAAGCCCATTGAAAAGTTTTAATATTATCTCTTTTCAAGATATTTCTACTGATAATCAATGCAGATGCAACTGCTGCCGAATCCATATTACTGGTAGCAATAGATATTGCAAACAACGCAAACAACAACTGTATCCATATATCAGAGTTACTGACTAACGAACTTACTGCAAGATCGCGATTGTCAAGTCCGGGAGCAGCAAACATACCAACCAATCCAACAATCAACAGTGCACACGGAGTAATTATTGATGCTGACCAAAAGGTTTTTTTCACAGATTGGATATCTTTACAGGCCAACGACCGACTCAATATTTCCTGATTAGCCGATACCCCGCTTGTTAGTATAAACATAAACAACAATCCTGGAAACAACAACAATGATGAATCGGCAGGCTTGTTTACATTTGTTATAAAATTTTCAATATTGTAATGAGAAAAGGCATAAATGCCAAAGACAATCAGTGTGGTAGCCATCAATATCAATTGATATCCATCGGTCTTGATGCTGGTGAACAACCCACCTCGCCAAATGTACATGATTACACCAATGCACATGATTCCAGTGAATACAGCACTGGCTTCGGGACTGAAATCCCAACTTTTTAACACATATTTAATACCCAGTAAATTGACAAATATATGATATATAGGTGCAAGAAATGATTGGATTTTGTAAATATTACCAGCAGCAGTTCCAATTGATGATTCGGCAATATCAATCAAGGTGACGGATTGGGTGTATTTTTCTTTAAATCGTTGCACCAACTGTGAATAAATTAAAAAACTCAAACAATAGGCAGACACAAACACAAGCATGGACCAAATGCCAAATTTATATCCAAATCCCCCGGCCTGCAAAAATGCAGGAATTATTAAAAACGCACTGGAAATACTGAGACTGATTCGCAACCAGTCGAATTGATTTCTAGAAGTGGTCATAAGTTCATAATCGGGCACGGCCTTGGCCCCGACCCAATTATAGTATGCTAGTAAACATATTAATATTCCAAATATATAAAATTGATTCATTACAAATTCCTATAAAGATCCAGCAACAAATTGGGATCATATTGTTTGCTATCTATGCTGGTGAGTTGACTATACACAATTTGATCCACGCTTTCAAACTCGATATTGCCACGTATCTCTTGATCAGTCATGGCAGTGTCTTTTGCCGGAATAAGAGTAATTTCTCTCAGCCCATAAGTATTGATAAAAGTTTCCTTGATAAAAGTTGATTCTTCATAACTGATATCCACATCCAAATTGACTCTGACATGCATGCCGGGACTGAGCATGGCCTCGGTATGATGCAACACATCACTGAGATTGAATACGCGATAACGTGGTTGGTCGGGCCAGGCATAGTACACTGGCTCTTGTGCCCACTCTAGTATGGTAAGGCCCCTATCATCGTCCCCGGCATCGGCGTAATTGTGTGGAAAGCAATTTCCAATATAAGTGATATTTTTTTGTGTTTGTCTTTTATGGAAGTGTCCAGTAAACACATGATCAAAATTGCTGAAGTGTTCGCGCCTCACTTCGCCATGCTCGGGCATGGCCACCATGGCGTTCATTAGGTATCCCGGCAGTTCAAAGTGCCCGAACATGTATCGTCCTTGTAGCCGAGGAATGCGTCGATGGTCATCACCACAGAGCCAAGGAGCGATAACCACATCACCACTGCTAAACCAATCATTACAAATTTGTACGTTGGGGAGATGCTTTGCCCACTCGACACTTTGCACATCACGCTTATCGCGATAATAGAGATCATGGTTGCCAGGAATAAAATAAACACGAGAAAAATTAGCATTGAGATGCTCCAAGGCTTGTAGGCTATAGCCCAAAGTAAGTATATTGATACTGGCTCGATTGTTGTGCCAGTCGCCCAAGAAGAAAGCAGTTTCGCAACCTTCCTCTCGGGCTTTAGCAGTTGCCCATCGAACAAAGTTCAAACAGTCCTCGTTATGTAATGTACTGTTTGACTTTAGGCCAAAATGTATATCAGTGAATAGTGCAGCTTTACGAAATAGGTTACTCATATGTCAAGTATACACGATTTTAAATCAGTAATCAATAATATTGGCAAATTCTGAATGAGTCTCGGCAAAGTTTTGAGCCTGTTCTTGATCTGCTCTACGGATATATGTTTTTGCAACATCTGTGAGGTCTTTGCCGTTTTGGTTCATGTAGTCAACAATAGACAACAAACGACTGTGCCCTAGCAATTTTTTAGTGACAATTTTTTTTACATTGACCGATAGGTTATTAATTGCAAAATAATCTGGGTCACTTAGCATGTTAAACGATGGCGGTTGACTAAAATTTTGAACATCGGCCCAACTCAAAAATTCTGGTAGATAGTAAACATTCAGTAGGCTCACTGTGGGATACACATCAGTTTTGAATTTGGCGGAAGTTTTTGCATTGAATCGGGCAATGTTCTCGCATACTGTGTCCCATGACGCACCATTACGTTCCAGCTCAAATCTTTTGCCAATGTTGTCTATGCTAAAACTCAATTTGACTTCTTTAAAATGTTTCCAATAATCAAAAAACTTATTGGAGTAAACAGTACCGTTTGTGTTGTAGTCGAGACTGATGTTACCGGCTACTCCTAGATTTATCACAGCCTGTAAAAAATTAAAATGCATCTTGCTCATTAATGGCTCACCGCCGTAAAGATCTAAGTGAGTCAAGTTTTTGGAGATTGATAATAATTGCTCTTCAAATTGTTCAGAGTCGGCCCAACTAACAGATTCTTTTAGTTTTACAAATTGCTGATGAGTTATTCTTTGGTGTGATAGTTGTTGTTCAGCCACTTTTATACTTGAATACCCGTTGCATATTCTGCAAGACAGGTTACAGGTATTGCCCAACTTCAAATCCAACATGTGAAGATTTTGAACGTTGTCTTGACTGTAGTCAATTTGATAGTAAAGATTTTTTAACTTATACTTGGCCAATTGACGCATGCTAGCCACACCGGCTGATTCATTGTTCCAGCACTGGCTACATCCACCGGCATATTTGCCTTGCCTAAACTGCTCTCTAAGAGCAGTCATGGTATTGCCGTTGTAGTATGATTCTAACGAAACATATTTGATATTTGCATCACCTCGGCCTTTGTAAAGACAACAGGGACTTAGGTCACCTTGATTCGAAATTGTTGAATTTATCCATGGATAAATGCAATGTGACTCTTGTGGCACAAAATCCAATTCAAACAATGGCAAAGTTGTGTGGTGCTCAAAAACCACAAAGAATTCGGGAATATCAACAAAATCCAACAACTCTTGTACAATTGTCACTGATGACTCGGGGTTATGCACCAAGTAAATTCTATCGCAATCCTCAAAGACATCTTTCTTCAATGACAGAATTTTTTTATATAAAACATTTAATTTGGTGTATTCGTGTAAAAAAATTCTGTCAATGACGTTGATATTATTCGTCATAACCGCCATCACCGCCACCAGCGTAGCTACTGCCCATGCCCTGTCTAGTATAACTGGGATTGAGTCCATTCATTTCTAGTATATCGTCACGTATGTTTTGATTGCGTTTTTCAATATTCAAAACTCGAGTAAAGCTGTTGGTGACTGCTGCAGTATAATAGGCAAATGGGTTGGCACTTTTTGATTCGTCAAATCGTAAGCCAATGTATGTGAGTTGTAACAATGCCTGCGACCTCATTTCGTCATTGTAGGTGTATCCGCGCCAGTTGCTGCGAGTAGCATAACGTTCACACAGTTTCATAAACATATGAGCTAGTTTTTTGGTCATGTTGCCGTGCATTTTTTGAAATTCGCCAGTTTCTAAATCACCTTGCCAGTGACTCTTTCCCACTAATACCGGATTGTTGTCGCCATCAACCGTAAAGTGTTGAAATGGCGGAAAGTTCACTTTGACGTATTTGGTGTGAGTCAAATCCAGTTCGTCATATTCGGTCAGTAACGGATCTTCATCATCCTCAATTTCCAAAGCTGACATACGAGCTTTTTTGGTTTTTGCATCGTCTACTGGAATATGATCCCAGGTCATTACCCTAAAAACTACATCAGTAGCAGCAACGTCCTTGAGCTTGATCTCGAACTCGTCCAATTTACGCTTGATTCCCTCGGCAATGCTGGCATCATACGCCACTTTGGCCAAGCGTTCAGCACGTAATCGTCTAGCTTCCAAAATGTTTTTCTTGTTGATCTTGCCAATATCGGGCAAGATCATGTCGTAATCGGCATATTCGGGCCGGGTAAAACTACAATATGTAGTTTTACTTTTGTGAATTTCTTTCAGTATATCTTTGTTGTTGAGGTAATTGTGCTTCACCTGTGTTCCTTATCAGTTAGCGTATACTAACATATTTATTGTTAACCTGTCAACCTTTTATAATACTAGCAGTTAATTTTTCCCATAAATACTGTATAAAAGGAAAAATTGACTTATGCCTTTACTAGACTCAGTCGGCCAAAATGGCACATATGGAAACTTGGACCCAACGCACAAACCTGGCGGGGTAATAGATACTCTTCTCAACGTTGTTGATCCTGCTGGAATTAGAATGAAAGTTTCAGGATTGTTTGAGGGCGGTGTCAGTAGTCTGTTCTCAAAAAGTACTGCGCCATCAACCAATGTTGTAAATGCCAAAGATCCTACCAACCCTGAGAAAAAAGATTGGCGAGTCAAAATTGGCATGCCTCAGGCCAGTAAACTTTTTTACAATGATCAATCAAATGAATTATTACACATACTTGCCCGCACTGGCGGGGTTGTATTTCCCTACACTCCCAGTATCTCAGTAACACACAACGCACGTTATCAAGAACAAGCATTGACACACAGTAATTATAAAAATTATTTCTATGATGGATCAGATGTAGGACCCATAACTATCACTGGAGATTTCACAGTACAAAACACTGATGATGGGTTATACTTGTTGGCAGCAATTCAATTTTTTAGAAGTTGCACAAAAATGTTTTTTGGTCAGGATAGTTTGGCCGGAAACCCGCCTCCTGTGGTTTATCTTGACGGATACGGAGAGTTTTATTTCCCGCATGTGAGTTGTGTTGTAACCAGTTTTCAACACACCATGCCTGCAGACTGTGACTATTTAGAATTTAAATATATACCATTTTCAAAATACGAAGGCGACGGATCAGTCAGTGCTTCAGCAGCACAATCGGCTCGTCTGCCTACCACCAGTCAACTCACAGTCACAGTGCAACCCATATACAGTCGTAAAAACGTACACAACAACATGTCATTGGATGCGTTTAGTAAAGGTACTTTGTTGAGAAACAATGGAGGATTCTTATAATGGCAACTACCCAAGTTGTTTATAATAAAAGCAGTCCCTATGCAAAAACCAACACATTTGGTAACGGGCAATTTTTAGACTTATTGGTATATCCCACAATCGTCAAACAAGCCGATGATGTACAGTTCACAGTTAACGCAATTTATCAATATCGTCCAGACTTATTGGCCAACGACTTGTATGGTGACAGCGCACTATGGTGGGTGTTTCGTGCACGTAATCCTAATATCTTAGACGATCCCATATTTGATTTTCAAGCAGGTGTAACTATTTTTGTCCCCAAAAAGACCACGCTTGTCACTAACTTGGGTATCTAACAATGGCAGTATTAAGTGTTGGCCAGGCAGAGTCCAATTATCAGAAAGCAGTATCTGAAGAAAACGCAGCCAACAATGCATACAACAATGCATTGGATCAAAAGAATTCTGCCAGAAAAGCCTGGATAGCCTCCGGAAGCGCCCCGGACTCAGCGGAATCTGCGGCCTACAAGTCAGCACAGGCCAATTTCAACGCTGCGAGTACGGCTCGAGACGAAGCCGTAGCAAATAAAGAATATGCTGCACAAGACCTCGCTGATGCAAAACAAGCCGTAGATAAAGCAAGTAGTCAGACTGCTACCGATGCAGTGGCTGACAAAACCACCAATCCTCCAGCAGAAACCCAAAATACTGGAACTAGTGTCCCTGCAACTCCAGCAGCAACTCAAAATACTGGAACTATTGCCCCTGCAAACACAACAACATTACCACCCAATGAAAAAGCAAATGTAGATACAACTAATTCAAATGATGATGTACAAGTAGTCAATGGGCCTTCCTATTCGGGAGCCGGGGGCGGACGAGGATCTTATACTGGGTATAATGCTGCTGACGAAACTGCGTCGCGAGAAAAAACACAAATTGGCGGGGTAGCACAAGATCGAGTGGTAACTGAAAATCCCCTTAGTGCTTATTCTAGTTACACATATAACATAAATCTTCATGCATTGACCGCAGCCGATTATAAAGTCATGGTAGAAACTCCAGAAAATTTTGTTCCTACTAGAAACATCATCAGCGGTGCCAATCGCTACAATAGTCCCTACAACGCCGCCAACACCAATACCACAATGCGTGCCACCAACTTTGCTGATGACTTTTATTTCGATGGATTGTCGATGACCACGGTGATCGGACTCAACGCAGAAACACGCTCGTCAAATTCTATAGAAATAAAATTCACAATCATTGAGCCATATGGCATGACATTGATGAATAGGCTAGTGGATCTAAATCGTGACGAATTGAACGGCACAAACTATTTAGATACTCCCTATCTTTTAGAAATAAACTTTTTTGGTGCCGACGATGACGGGATCCTTAAAGAGATCATAGAACAAAAAAAGTGGATCTGTATCAAATTGATCAACATGAAGATCAAAGCCGGTATCAAAGGTAGCGAATACCAAATTCAAGCAGTGCCATACAACTATCAAGGAAATTTTGCATCAACGCAAGTGCTTAAATCAAATTTTAATGTCACTGCCGGCACAGTGGCAGAATATTTTGATTCTGGAATAGATGCAGAAGCTGCTGCTCAAATTGACAACAATCGATCTGAATCAGAAGCCTACAAATCTCAGCAGACTTCGTTGGCAGATTTTTACAAAAAGTACCCCACTGATGATGAACAGGCTGCGGCAATCAAACGCGGCGAATTGCCAACCGCTGACAAGAAAACAAGTTCGGTACTGGCTCCGCCCAAATCCATAGTTGTAAAAACCAAAAGCCTAACCGGGGCATATAATCTTTGGAATGCACGAGAATTTGCCAATGGCAACGTAGGAGTTGCTGATCAAATAGCGTTTAATATTCACGATGATATCAAAGTTTCTAAAATTGTTGACCCACAAAAAACAACAACCAAAAATTCTCCTTCAGTGGATTCAAAAACCGCTGCCAAAGGCAGCAGCACCAGTAATACCGGGCCAGCCGCAGTTGGGCCCAATCTAACACAAACAGTGCACAATCTCAATGCTGGCACACAGATACTGGCCATTATTGACATGGTGATGTTGAACAGTGATTATATTTTGAATCAGTTGACCGATCCCAGCATACAAAATAAAACCAAAGGCAATCCAGTCAATTCAGCACAACAGGCCAGCGATTTATTAAACGGCAAACCGGTCAATTGGTATCGAGTAATACCACAAATTGAATTGCTTGATTACGATACTAAAAAAAATAAATGGGGCAAAAAAGTAACATATCACATTCAACCCTATACATATCACAACAGTAGGCATCCGGCGGCGGATATATCCCTTCCGCCAAAACCAGTTAAAGAGTATCAATACATGTATACCGGACACAATACAGAAGTTATCAATTTTGACATTGATTTTAATGCGTTGTTTTTCACGGCAGCACAAGTGAATACCGCAAGTACAACCTCGTTGAATGTATCCAAAGTTGACGAAAATAAACTGCCTGGTAACGATAAATCGGGATCAAACAAATTATCAAACACTGGAATACAACCCACTCAAAAAGAAGTTGTCAGTGTTGACAAAAGCACCACTAGCGGACAGGGCGAAACAAGAAGCGAAGTACAAAATGCCGGTGCCTTTGCCAAGGACCTTTATACCAGTGCCGGCGCAGACATGATCAATTTAAAATTGGACATATTGGGCGACCCACAGTTTATCAAACAAGACGACATACTGTATAACCCACTGACTTTGGGTTTAGACTATAAAGGACAATTTGTTCCCAAAGGAACTACTGGTAGCCTGGCCATGGACAACAGTGAAATTTTTTGTGTGGTTATTTTTAAAACTCCGGTAGATTTTGATGATGCCACTGGACTATTGCGGCTTGATAGTGCATACAGCGTGAGCTATTTCAGTGGCTATTATAAAATTTTAACAGTTGAGAGCGAATTCAAAGGCGGCAAGTTTACACAAAAATTAAACACAGTTAGATATTCTAACCAACCACAAGAATGGGCAGATGTAAAAGGACAACACACAAATGGCTGGGATGTGGAAAGAAACGCCGACAACGCAATCAGTAACAAATCTCAAAATCCAGCAATTGCTTCTAATTCTATAGAACTAGAAACAACCAAACCAACCCCACCTCAAGTTGCAACGCCTGTTGCAACAACAATAGATGACAATATACCCGGATACGGAACCGCACCCACCAAACCGCAAGTGTTGCCTGGCGAAGAAGCTCCAAACGAAGACGCAAATTTAAAAGTTGTTGCTGAAAAAGGCGAAACTAAAACAATAGATCAAGCCACTAGTGCAGATGCAAATACTGTGCCGGTTCAAAGTACCAATGTTCCCGAGGCAAATCAGCAGGCGTTAAAGGATCAAGCCCGTACTCAAATTGAACAGTTATCCAACGCCAATGCCGAATTACAAACGCAAAATCGCGGATTACAGGTTCAAAACAGCAATTTAAATCCTGATGATCCAGCACAGGCATCACAACTGGCACAAAATCGCGCACAAATCTCACAAAACAAGGCAACCATGGTGGCCAATGGCAACAAAGCAAACGAACTTGATAGCAAATATAAACTTTACCAGACATCAACAATTACAAGCAACGATGGTACAGTAATTAAACTCGACTAGGATATAATACACACATGGCATTCTCAGACAATGTAATTGGCAAAAAAATACCCCGACACTATGACCGTGATGCAGTGGCCGGAGTCAAGAACGACACTGGTATCTATATTGGCATAGTCAAAGACAACCTTTCGCCAGCACGTGATGGCAGATTGCGAGTTTGGGTTCCTGATTTTGGCGGAGACGAAAACAACGATCAAAATTGGCGCAAAGTAAACTATGCCAGTCCTTATTTTGGTAGTACATACCACAAAGATAAAACACAAAACAATAGTTTTAGTGATGTACAGCACACCTACGGCATGTGGATGGTGCCACCAGACCTTGGCAACCAGGTGCTATGTTGTTTTGTAAACGGACAACCTGATCGTGGTTATTGGTTTGCTTGTACCAGCGAAGGGCTGGGACAATACATGTTACCTGGCATGGCTGCTGGCAATGTCATTGACAAAAACAACCTAGATCCTGCTATCAAGGCCAGTATATTAACCAGCAATACAGAAACACAATACTTACCAGTTGCTGAATTTAACGAAAATGATCCCAACAACATCAGCGGTACATTTTATAAAAACCCCAAACCCATACACAGTTTCCAAGCAAATATATTGTTTCAACAGGGACTGGATCGAGATAAAACTCGCGGAGCAATCAGTTCCAATAGTCAGCGGGAAACTCCCAGCTATGTGTTTGGGATCAGCACTCCGGGACGGCCGCTAGGCAAAGATCCTGCAGACGATCCTGGATATTTAGACAAAGTCAACTCGGGCACGATCCCCGAAGACCAATATGCTATTCCAGTTCGCAAAGGCGGTCATACATTTGTCATGGACGATGGAGATGTCAATGGTGTTGATCAATTGATACGTTTGCGTACTGCTGGCGGTCATCAAATACTGATGAACGATGATCAAAGCGTGATGTATGTTGCACACAAAAATGGCACCAGCTGGGTTGAAATAGATGATACTGGTATAAAAATATACACCAAAGGCGATTTTAGTGTACGAAGTGAGGGCGATTTTAATTTACACGCCGACGGTGATATCAACATGCAGGCCCTGGGCAGTATCAACATGGACAGCACCGCTGCCACCACCATGACTAGCGCACAAATTAATATAGGCGGGAGCGAAAGTACCTTGATATATGGTGCTAAAATGAGCATGGGCGGCGGGGAAATCATTGTCAGCAGTGACGGTAAACTCAGCGTAAGCTCGTCACTAGCAATGAAAATAAATGGCAGCACTGTTGACATCAATGGCGGCGGGGGCGGTAGCAGCATACCTAATCCAGTAATACAAAAGAATAAATTGGCTGATACAACATATGATAGTCAAGTTACCAAATTATGGAATAGCGTACCAGCAAGTGTAGACAGCATTGTCAAAGTGTTGCCTAGTCATGAGCCTTGGACTAGAACACAAACTCCAGTGGCATTAACTAAAGAAGTTAGTTCAAGCGTATGTGCTCCTAAAAAGGGAACAAACGTAATTGACACCACTCTGCCTCCCCCAAATAGTAATAATTTAGATAAAGGCACAGTCAAAGGACAACCTGCTCCTTGGACCACAGACACTGCATTTATATCGGCGGTGCAAACCACCGCCAGCACACTAAATTTAAATTATATTGATATGTTGAGTTGTATGCATTTAGAAACTGGTGGAGTAATGGATCCAGCAATTACCAATAGTCTAGGATATACCGGATTGATACAATTTGGCAGCGCTGCTGCAACTGCAATTGGCACAACCACTGCAACCCTGAGAGATATGGATCGTGCTACTCAGTGCACCTATGTCACCAAATACTTTCAAGTTAATAAATTAAATGCCAAAGCGCCAAGTCCGCGATTGGTTGATATTTATTTGACCATACTATGGCCCGCAGCCATTGGCAAGCCCGATGATTACATAATCTGGGATAGTCAAAATCCTCAAACCAGTAAACAATATTTTGCCAACCCGGCATTTGATCCAGGAAAAACAGTGGGACATACCACAGTGGCCATGGTGGCTGCACAAATTGCCACGCACCAAGCCACAGTCAAACAAGCATTGGCCAATGCTGGGGTTGCAAGTCCAGCGACAAGCGGTACACTGGGAAGTGGCAACGGCAGTACTGTAACTGATGGGTTTGGCAATCCAGTCAAAACTGGTACCACAGACACCAGTGGGTCCAATGCAGATCAAGGCATCACAATGGCTGCAGGCGAATCGGTAGCTCTGCCCACATGTCCGGCAGAATACCTGGCTAAGACCTCAACATACAATCCCTCTGGAGGAGTAGGCACCACACCCAAACTATCACAACAACAAACAAAAGCAATGATGGCTGAATTGGGCTATTACGAGAGCCAATTTAATTATAGTTTGATAAATGTTGATAGAATAGGCAAATACCAAGTTGATGCGCAGTACCTTGCAGATCTAGGATACATCAAACCTGATGCAATAAAACAATACGGGGCCAGCAACACATTAAATAGAAGCCAGAGTTGGACTGGCAAAGACAGTATCCAAAGCGAAAGCGATTTCTTTGCAAGTGAGATTGTACAAGATACCATACAGTTTAACGAATTTACCAACAACTATTCAGCATTGATTGCCAATGGTGGCATATTGTCCACTGATGATATTTGTACAGCAGCCGGTATGTTGTTTGTGGCACATCAATTCCGTAGCGCAGATAAAGCATTGGAATGGCGTAAACACGGGGCATTGATTGATGAGTTGGGAAGAACTGGTGCCGAATACTACAATCAAGGGCGATATGCTATAGATGTTCTGGCTGCTGGTGGTGCTGCAACCAACACCTCTTCGGCACAACAGAGCAGTGCCAGTGGCCCTGGTGGAAATAACACCAGTGGCATCAATCCTGATGATGTGTTTGTGTTCCAACAATCAGGATCGGGCACACGCAGTAATTTTGACCAATTGAATGGATCATTTAAAACATCGTTGCTACAAATGGCACAGACATTTAAATTGGCAAAAGGCAGCAAAATTACGCTTACAAGTGCATATCGTAGCCCTGCAGATCAAGATGCTATATATCAGCGTTGGTTGCAAGCAGGTGGTGGACCCAATATGCCCACAGCAGGCGGCATTACTACCCCAGCAAAACCTTTGAGTCTTGGCGGGAAAGGCAGTCCTCACAATAATGGAGTTGCAATTGATAGCGGTCAATGTCCGCTGATAGCCAGCACAGTCGATCTAGCACAGTATGGATTACGCTGGGGAGGTACTTTTACCAAGCCCGACGCAGTACATATACAAGAGGCAAACGCAAGTTAATAAATAATACACTATGACTACATTTTATCGAGGCTTCAGCACAGTTAACCGAGCTAAAAAATATCGTACCACGGATATTGATTTGGTCAAACAGGATTTAATCAATCATTTCAATATTCGAAAGGGAGAAAAACTCATGCAACCAAACTTTGGTAGCGTGATATGGAGCGTGTTATTTGAGCCTTTAGATGACAATTTGACACGAGTCATTACTGAAGATGTTGAGCGAATTGTTGGATACGATCCCAGAATCGTGCTTAAAAATATCACTTTAGTCACACAAGATCAAGGGATACAAATAGAATTAGATTTGGTATATGTGCCAACAAATCTCGCTACCTCACTGAGTCTACAATTCAGTCAAAATTCAAGCACGTTAACTACATCCAAGTTGTATTAATAAACTACATAGTTTATTTTTGCAATAAATATAAAATAATGGGTAAACTCGGATGTCTATAACAACACGTCAAACAAATCTTTTGGTAAATCAGAACTGGACCACTCTGTACCAAACCTTTAAACAAGCTGATTTTCAAAGCTATGACTTTGAGACTTTGCGAAAATCAATGATTGATTATTTGCAAACCTACTACCCTGAAGATTTTAATGACTTTACAGAAAGCAGCGAATATGTTGCTTTGATTGATTTAATTGCTTTTTTAGGGCAAAGTCTTGCGTTTAGAACCGATCTAAATGCCCGTGAAAACTTTTTTGACACTGCTGAACGTAGAGACAGTATACTAAAACTTGCTAGACTAATCAGCTATAATCCCTCTAGAAGTGTCAACGCCAGTGGATATTTGAAAATTGACAGTATAAGCACCACTGAAAGTGTATTTGACAACAACGGGCTAAATCTTAGCAATCTACTAATCAATTGGAACGACACTGTCAATCCCGACTGGCAAGAACAATTTACTACCATACTAAATGCTGCACTGATCAGTAATCAATTGATTGGCACTCCGGGAAATACAAATGCCATCAATGGCATTGAAACCAGCGAGTACAGCATCAATTTACCCAGTGGAGTCGCACCCAAGGTTGGCTTCAACGCCATTGTGGAAAATAGTCAAACACAATTTGAAGCAGTAAGTGCCACTACAATTGGGCAAACCTACGTTTACGAGCCAGCACCGGTAGCAGCCGGCAAATTTAATATACTTTACCGCAATGACAATTTAGGCAACGGAAGCATCAATACTGGATTTTTTGTTTTCTTCAAACAGGGTTCATTGGGAACACAAGATTTTAATCTGCAACAAAGTTTACCAAACCGAGTGGTGAATGTAAATTACAACAACATCAACAACAACGATGTTTGGTTATACCAGCTGGACGTGAACGGCAATCCTACAACTGCTTGGAGTGCGGTTCCCGCAGTAGCTGGAATCAATGTAATATACAATCAAAGTACCAATAGAAATTTATATCAAGTCAATAGTCGCAGCAACGATCAAATTGATTTGGTATTTGGAGATGGTAGTTTTGCAAACTTACCACAAGGTATATTCAGACTTTACTACAGAACCAGCAATGGATTACAATATAAAATAACACCTGATGAAATGCAAGGTGTTACTTTGTCTATTAACTATGTAAGCAGAAATAACAAAGTAGAAACACTCACAGTCACCGCTAGTCTTCAATACACCGTGGCCAATGCACAAACTCGACAACTGATTGATGATATTCGTGCCAAAGCACCAGCACAATATTATACTCAAAATCGCATGATCACTGGCGAAGACTATAATTTATTTCCTTATACAAATTTCAGTAGTATATTAAAAGTAAAAGCAGCCAACCGAGTCAGTAGTGGTATCAGTAGATATTTAGACGTGCTTGATGCCACTGGCACATACTCAAGTACAAATATATTTTGTAGCGATGGTTGGTTGTACCAGCAAGCTCCTTCTAAAAGCATAAAATTTAGTTTTAATACTGTGAATGATCTGTATGCTGTTCTTTACAACACAGTGGCTCCTTTACTGACCAGTAAAGACATGATGCATTTTTATTATGCAAATTTCCCACGCTACACTCCAAGTAACACTCAGTGGTATCAACAAACAGTCAGCAGCAATAGCAGTACTGGATACTTTACAAATAGTTCCAATACAATCTATCAAGTTGGCCTTGGAGTAAGCAGTAACTTAAAGTATATAACAACTGGAAGTTTATTGAGGTTCAATGCCGGGGTTGGCAAATATTTTGATGCACAAAACAACATACAAACTGGCACAGCACAGTATCCAAGTCAAAACACCTATATTTGGGCCAAAGTAGCAACGGCCAATGCTGGACAACCACTGCAACTGAGCCAAAATTTACCCAGCGGTGCAATTTTGGATACCATTATTCCAGTATTTAAAACAGCATTGCCTGGCAACACATTTAACTCGGCCATGGTAAACTTGTTGCAGAGTTATCAAAACATTGGTATGAGCTACAACACATTGACTCAGTCTTGGCAAATTATACACCCACAAGATCTAAATCTTGGCACTTTTAGTTTGACCAACCAAGGTGATACCAGTGGTGCAGGACTTGATGCAAGCTGGTTGGTGGCATTTGCCTACAACGGAATAGGTTATAATATAGTTTATCGTGGATTACAATATGTATTTCAGAGTGCAACTCAAACTCGTTTTTACTTTGATCCAGAAGTAAAAGTTTACGATAGTAAAACTGGACTCACAATTACTGATCAAGTAGTGGTATTAAAAACAAATAGTCAGCCAGACAGTGCAACTGCAATTGGCACTGACCAAACTTGGTACATTTACGACAAGGCCATAAACTCTGATGGATATGTGGATAATACACAAGTGCTGGTGACCTTTCCCAATAGCAACAACGACGGGGTTCCTGACGATCCAGATTTGTTCACAAATATTGTGGCACCATTGGTGAACCCTATAATGAAATATGTATTTTTTCAACATGTGTCTGATCAAAATACCAACACTGGTGATTTTTTAACAACATCTCCAGTGGATAATGCAACAATTGTAACTCAGTATGCAACGCAAAGCGCTATCAATACCAACTTAACTTTATATGTAAGCGGGCAAATATTTTATGCCACTACAGAAAATAAATTCTATCAATTGACAGTTACCACAATTGGAGGTAACACTTCAAGAACGTTGGCACAACGTACAGATTATGTGGCTGAATTTGGACGGCAATCCCTGCAATTCCAATACAGACACAGCAGCCCCAATGATCGTCGAATAGATCCCAGCCCAAATAATATCATGGATCTTTATATTTTAACTGCACAATACAGTCAAGATTTTATTACATACATACAAGATACTACTGGCACCGTGACCAAACCTACACCCCCAACCAATGACGAGTTACAATCTGCATACGGATCTGGTAAAAATGGCCTACAAAATTTCAAAGCATTGAGCGACACCATCATCTATAATCCAGGAAAATATAAACCATTGTTTGGCGATAAAGCAGATCCAAGTCTACAAGCAACATTTAAAATTGTCAAAAACCCCAGTGTAAATGTCAGTGATAATGATATCATCAGCTCAACGCTTGCAGCCATCAATACATTTTTTGATACTGCCAATTGGAACTTTGGTGACACTTTTTATTTTAGCGAACTCAGTACCTATTTGCACAATCAATTGGCACCCAATGTTGCCAGTATCATTATTGTGCCATCAAATACTGATACCGCATTTGGGGGATTGATGCAAATAAATTCAAACTTGAACGAAATTATAATCAGTGCAGCCACTGCAAAAAATATACAAATCATCAGCGCGATCACCGCAACACAAATTAATCAAACTCTTGCTGGATTAGGGATCGTAATTTAATATGGCACAAATAAAAACTGTTAATCTTTTACCCGAAACTTTTAGAACTCCCGCAAACGAAAAGTTTTTAAATGCCACACTGGATCAATTGGTAACACAACCTGATCTTCGAAATATCAATGGCTATGTGGGACGTAAATTTGCGCCCACATTTAAAAGCACCGACAACTATGTTCCAGAACCCACTACTGAACGACAAAACTACCAACTTGAACCCAGCGTTGTTGTAAAAAACCCCAAAACCAACTCGGTTGATTTCTTCAGCAGCTATATAGATCTCATTAATCAAGTTGGATACAACGGCGGACTCAATAACAATCACAATCGATTGTTTGCCGGAGAATATTACAACTATGACGGATTATTTGATTTTGATAAATTTGTAAATTTTTCACAATACTATTGGCTAGAAAACGGACCGGATTCGGTACTGGCATATGGTTCACAAGTGCCGGCGCAACAAACTTTTATTGTTACTCGCAATACAGCCACTGGCAGCTATAATTTTTCAACCGCATCCGGAATAGAAAACCCAATTATTAAATTGGGATATGGCGGCACATATCAATTTGTAGTTAATCAACCCGGATATCCTTTTTGGATTCAAACTGACCCCGGTGTCAGCGGAGTTAAATTAAATCAAACCAATTTAACCAGCAGAACAGTATTGGGTGTAACCAACAACGGAACAGATGTTGGTACAATTACATTCACAGTGCCACAACCCAACGCTCAAGATTTTTATACACAAATGTCGCTAGCCGGCAATGCAGATCTCAGTACTGCTCTTCACTATACACAAGTACAAGGCAAAACCCTGAGCAGTATTGTTGCACTACAAGAGAACGGATTTGATGGTATAAGCAACCCGTATCAAATCAATTTAAAATCTCTAATCTTTGTAAACGGAGATTTAGATGATCAATATTGGACGGTTGAAGGAGTCACAATTCCGGTTGCCAAGCGATTAAATGCTTGGCAAATACAATTAAGCAATGATACAGACCCTGTGGTTACACTGAATCCATTGGCGCAAACATTCACAGTTGGCTCTTTGCAAAAAGTATTTGTCAAAAGCGGTGTAACCAGAGCTGAATTTATATACTATCTCAATCCTGATTATTTACAATATAATGTATACAATCTAATGCCTGCTATAACTGCGCCATTAACTAGTTTGTATTATCAAGATGGAATCGCATCAAATTATGTGGGACAACTAGATCTACTGGTATTATCTAATACCACAATCAATGTTGACAAAGATATTGTTGGAGCAAAAAATTATAAAAGTCCCAATGGCGTGACGTTTTCAAATGGATTAAAAATACAATTTGATTCCAGTGCCAGCCCTAGTAACTATGTTGGTAACACATACTATGTAGAAGGAGTAGGAACCGCAATAAAATTAATAGATGTAACAAAATTTCAAATTCCTGAGTCTTATGCTGCTAACGGTATTGCAACTCCTGATTATATCACAATCAATCGCGCCGGACAAGATTTAAATTCTTGGACACGTAGTAATCGTTGGTTCCACATCGACATCATTAATTCTACTGCCAAATATAACAACACTACTGCGTTATTGGATCAAAATTTACGAGCAAAAAGACCAGTAATTGAATTTGAAGCCGACATACAACTGTATAACTTTGGACGTGTGGCAAAGACTCCTGTAGATTTGTTGGATTTTACCATCAATGATGCTCGTAATCAAGTTGAATTACAAGCACAAGGATTTGCCATTGGTGGTGTAACATTAACACAAGGCATGCGAGTTGTTTTTGCCAACGACTTTGATCCTACTATTCGCAATCAAATTTTTGTAGTCAACATTGTTTATATTGCTTCGTTGTATCCAGCGGCCACCAATGTCATAAACTTGGTGCCAGCAACAGATTACCAAGTACTTCCAAATAACAATCTAGTGGTATTAAATGGCACCAATAAAGGTGTAGAGTATTGGTATGATGGTACAAACTGGAACGTGGGGCAACAAAAAGTTGTTGTAAATCAAACACCAATGTTCGATGTAATTGACAGTAACGGGTATAGTTTAGGCGATACTGCAATTTATACAAATTCTACATTTGCCACAAACAAGAACAATCTTGGAACAATTACTGGTGGAACACCAATATTTACATACACTGTTGGCACTGGCACTGTTGATACTATACTGGGATTTCCGTTAAGCTATAGAAATTTTAATCAAATTGGAGACATACAGTTTACTAATAATTTTGATAATGACACAATCAATTATGCATCCAGCACCAAAACAAATATTAATACACTTGGTACATTGCAACAAAATACCAGTTTAACCCAGTACAGTCTAAGAAATTCCTGGACCACTAACACCGAACAATCTAAACAATTTCAAATCATAAACGGAATCTATGATGGCAACAATCCCTATTTTCAAATTGACATTGTTGCAGATGCTGAAGAAACAGTTCCGTATTTTAGAGTTTATCGAAACTCTCAGCCCATCACTGGATATGTTGTAAAAACCATTGGTGTTGCAAAATATGTACAAATAACAGATACCAATTTGATCTCCGGAGATCAAATTGACATTTTGATCTACAATTCTTCCTCGGTGAGTGCACTGGGCTATTATGAAGTTCCTAAAAATTTAGACTATAACAGTGCAAATGCAAATTTTTCAAATTTGACTCTTGGGCAATTGCGTAACCACTTGACAACAATGGTTGCAAACAGCAATCAAATTGCTGGACAAGTTCCCGGCAATAGTAATCTCAGAGACAAGCCGGTTAAATCACAAGGCGGTAGTATCCTGCAACATGCAAGTCCTGTGATGTATAGCGAGATATTTTTAGAAGACAATAATGCTAATTTTCTTAGAGGACTGGATCTAGCACGCCACGAATACAGTAAATTTAAAAATAAAATACTTGAGTTAAGTGCAAGAACTCCAGGATTAGATTACACCAATATACCAGTATTGTTAGACACGTTGTTAAAAACAATCAATGCAGTAAAAAATAAAACATTTGCTTGGTACTATAGTGACATGGTGCCTTACGGCAACAATTTTTTAAATACACTAAATTATACGGTTTACAACACTCAACTCAATGACTACGAAATTAGCAATATTTTTAGTGACACTACTCTAAGTAATACTTCGGTACTAGTTTATGTAAACGGAGTACAACTAATCAAAGGTGAAGATTATGTGTTTGATACCAACCGAGCCGGTTTAACAATCACACGCCCAATGAACATTGGTGATAGTATCATTATCAATGAGTATGGTAATACTGACGGCAACTACATACCAGAAACTCCCACCAAATTGGGATTGTATCCCAAATTTACTCCGATAATTTATTTGGACAACACATATTCAACTCCCACTTATGTAATACAGGGGCATGATGGCAGTATAACTCCTGCGTTTGGGGACTACAGAGATCAGTTGTTATTGGAATTTGAAAAGCGCATTTACAACAATATCAAGGTCAATTACGCACAAAATCTATTTGACATTTACAATTTTTTACCCGGCAAGTTTAGAACAACATCTTATTCAAATCGAGAATTTACTCAACTGTTGACCGATAGCTTTTTAAAATGGGTAGGCAATAATCGAGTAGATTATATCACCAATAATTATTTTGTTGCCGATGACCCGTTTACTTGGAATTACAATAGATTTGTTGACAATGTCAACGGCGAATCATTGTTAGGGTATTGGCGTGGAATTTACAAATACTTTTATGACACTGACCGCCCAGACTCAGCTCCATGGGAAATGTTGGGTTTCACAGAGCAACCTTCTTGGTGGACACAACGATACGGGGCTGCACCCTATACCGGGGGTAACTTGGTATTATGGGAAGACTTGCAAAACGGTTATATTTGGAACGGAAGCGAGGCAATGTCCTACACCGATACAAGATTTGCAAGACCTGGACTACTATCTATTATTCCTGTAGATGCAACTGGGGCACTACGCCCGCCCAGTGAATTTTTAGTTAAAAGTTTTAACAGTAACCAAGCCAGTGGTAATTATGCCATTGGCGATCAAGGCCCAGTGGAAACAGCCTGGCGTAGAAGCAGTGATTTTGCATTTGCAATGCAACAGGCAATTGCGTTAAGCGCACCAGCATTCTATTTTGGAACTCTGTTTGATATCGGACGTTACTATAAGAACCCCAAATTAAATCAATATGTGTTGAATGATACACTTCAACGTATCACTCCTGTTTCTTTCTACATCAATGGAACAACAGTATCAGGTACCGCTAGTACGTATCGTGCAGCTGGATATACCAATTGGGTAGCAGAATATTTAAGAAATCAAGGAATTGATCCAGGTACTTACTTGTACAACTATTTGGACAATTTAAAGATACAATTGGCCTATAAAATGGCAGCTTACACTGATAAAAGTTTTATTGAAGTTATTGCAGAGCAAAGTTCGCCAACAAGCACCAACAATGGTGTGGTAATACCTAACGAAAGCTACAACATAGAATTACATAAATCTGCACCAATTTCCAATATCACATACAGTGCAGTAACAATAGAAAAAACAGCCACTGGATTTTCTGTAAGCGGATTTGATTTTAATACTCCTTATTTTACTATTATTCCCAGTCTTGCAAACAACAATGCATACCCAGTGACAGTATTGAATAAAACTGCGGTGGTGTATCGAGATTATCAAAATTACAAAGTTACAGTTCCATATGGTTTTGAGTTCAGTAACTTGCAACAAGTGGTTGATTTTTTAATTAGCTATCAACGATACCTTAAAGGTATTGGTATTCAGTTCACTGATACCGATCCTGATCTTGGAGTTCAACGAGACTTTATATTAAGTGTGAACGAATTTTTGACATGGAGTCAACAAGGATGGGCTACGGGTAGTGTGATTGTACTAAGCCCGTTGCTGGACAAACTGACTTTGATTACAACAACAGGAGTAGTTGATCAAATAGCAAACCAGCCTAATCAAAGTAGAATACTAGATACCAATTTTAATTTTATAAAATACAATCAATTGACAGTGTCAAGAACCAATTTGGTTAATGGAAATACTTTTTCGGTGTCTGCCAACGGGGGCCAAACCATTAGCTTGGTCAAACTAGATTTAGTGGACTACGAGCATGTGATGATATTTGACAACATTGATGTATTTAATGATGTAATCTATGTTCCCGAACTTGGCAACAGACAATATCGATTAAAATTAATTGGTAAAAAAACTGGTTCATGGACCGGAGCACTGAACCCGCCTGGATTTATCTACAACAATACCTCAGTTGCTGCTTGGCAATCAGGAAAAGACTACGCACTTGGCAGTTTGGTGAGTCATAAAAACAACTATTATACAGCTATTCAAGATTTAGTAGCCACCAGTTCTTTTAGTCCTGCGTCCTGGACACAAATAAATCCCGGACAAATAAAAACTGGACTGTTGCCAAACTTTAGTTACAACGCAGAAAAGTTCAATAGATTCAATGATGTCGACGATCCAGAAACTCTAGGAGACTTTCATTTATACAGTGACAGTACAATTGGATTCCAACCAAGGGATTATTTAACCAATTTTGGAATTGATAATGTAACACAGGCCAAATTCTATCAAGGATTTATTCGTGAAAAAGGCACACTAAATGCCATTACAGCATTTACAGCTGCTGGATTTAACAGTATCACTAGCGATATTGGCATCTATGAAGAATGGGGGATGCGTGTTGGTGAATACGGAGCATTAAATAACAATCGTTATGTTGAGTTAATTTTGAACGAGGGTGCGTTTAACAGTGATCCAGTCACATTTACATTGTTACCCAACAATACAACTTCGAGCGCAAACAGCATAATTGGTGTGCAACCAAACCAGTTATACTTGACCTCGATTGGATATCAGCCCAACATTTACCTAAATAGAAATGCTGGTAGTTTTTACAAAAATGATATTGCAACAGCAGGCTATGTTGACATAAACGATGTCGATACAACAATATTCAATATTGGCAATTACTCACAACTTACTGCCAAAATTGCTGACGTGGGGATAGGTTACACAATTTGGTGCGCCAAGGATACCACCAGTAACTGGAACGTGTTTAGAGTAACAGAAACTGCGATAAATGTTGTCAAGGTAGCTTATGGCGTGGACAATATAGGCACAGTGACATTTAACAAACAACACAAATTTGTTTACGGAGATTTGATAGTAATCAAAGGTTTTGATGTACGTGTTGACGGATTTTACCAAGTCTACAACATAGTGGATAATTACAATATCAGCGTGGTGTTTTATGGGCAAAATGCTGATCAAATAAAATCTGCAATGAAAATTTCTGGCCTTGGTCCAGTGTTCCACTTGCAAAGTACAAGAATAAAACAAAATGTAGATATCAACAGTGTTGCGCCCTTGCAAGGCTGGATTAACCACGACAAGTTATGGGTAGACAATGACTATTTGACCAATGGCTGGGCAGTTTACAATAAAACAACTCCCTGGACTGGAAACGTAAGTATATTCAATGCAAACATGAAGTTGGCAGGCAATTACATCAGTGGCGTGGGATTTGGCACTGTTACTGCTATTGATTCGTCTAGTAGATATGCCCTTGCTGGAGTTCCGGGATTAAGCGCGGGCAATGTTATTGCCTTTGTTTCTAACGTCGCAAATGGCAATACATTCACTCAGGTGGCAAATATTGGTGCTCGTGCAGGAAATGGCGTAAGTAACTTTGGTGCCAGTTTGGACACAGCCGGCAATTTGATTTATATTGGCGATCCCGGCAACGGTGTCAGCGATTACGGGCGTGTTCACATTCATCAATTTAACGGCAACGCCAGTTTTCCATGGACGCAAACTTTGACCAGTCCCTGGGCCAGTAACACTGGTGATGCTTACGGCACCAGTGTCAGCGCCAGTGCCGATGGTGTTTGGTTGTATGTAGGCGCACCCAATGCAGGTAATGTATATGTATATCATGCAAATACCGCAAGTTATTATTCATATGCAAATACAATCAGTATTGGTAGTAGCGCATATCCGCAATTTGGATATCAAGTCAAAACCACAAGTGATGGTAGACAGGTTGCAATCTCGGCACCGTACCAAAGTGTCAATGGAATCACAGCCGCAGGTAGTGTATACATTTATGATCGCAGTGCAGAAACATTTATTGCCAATAGTGGTCCGGCATATTTTACCACATACCCCATTACAGCAAGCACTGTCAAAGTTACACTGAACGGAAACACCATAACCAGTGGATTTACAACAAATAGCTCGGCAGTCACATTTAGCACAAATCCAGTTATTGGAAGTGTAATCACAGTAGACACAAATAAAATACAATTATTGGAACAATTGAGCTCGCCCACACCAATCAGCGGTGCTGCTTTTGGATTGGTTTCTTGGATTTCGGGCAATGATGCTGATGTTTATGTGGCCAGTCCCGGGTACAGCATCCCTGGATATCACAGTGGTATTGTGTACAGGTTTGTAAATCAAGGAGCCAGTTACGGAACAATCAGCAGCACCAATCTCAGCCCAATCATCAATATTGGTGACAGTTTACGCATCAATGGTATTGGTGTAACCATTGGTGGCAATACTGTTGCCACTGTGGCGGCAAATATCAATAGTGCAAATATTCCCGGAGTCACAGCAACTGCATACAGCTATGGCGGACTAACTATATCCAGTAATGTTGCAACTCCTTATCAAAAGTTAATACTAGGCCCAGGGTCAGGCACTCTGTTATCAAATCTTGGATTGAATGTATTTGCAAATGTACAGTCGTTTATACATCCCGCAAAAGATCAAGCCAATCAATTTGGATCACAAGTAATGTCCAGTCCCGACAGCAATACGCTAATTATAGCTGCCAATGAGGGAAGCGTTTATAATTTAATGTCAATTGATGGCGATAAAACATTGTTTGACTACGGAAGCACAAGTTTTGGTGATACAATTAATGGTTCAGGCAGTATCTATATATACGGACTAGTAAATTCGTCATTTGCCAACGGAGCAAAAGATCAGTACACACTGGTACAAACATTACAAAACAAGAGTTTGAGTACTAACGACCAATTTGGATACAGTATTGCAATGAACGCCAACACCATACTGGTGGGCGCCCCTGGTGATAGCAACAACATAACTACTGATCCTATTAGTGGACTACCTGTCACTATTAAAAACGGCGGAACTTATTATATCTACAATAATTTTAGTGGCAATATTGGATGGGATATAATTGAACACCAACAACCAAAAGTTGACATAGACAGTATCAGTAGATTCTATTTGTACGATCGTGTAAATTCAGTAATTAAAACCAATTTGGATTATATAGATCCTGCAAAAGGTAAATTACTAGGCGCAGCACAGGAAGATTTGGATTATATAACTGCCTATGATCCTGCTGTTTATAATGCTGTTGGCGGTGTGGACTCTAGCCCAAATTTGGCCAATAGCTTGGATTTTTATTGGGGTGAAGAACAAGTTACAAAAACTTGGTGGAATATTGATACAGTGCGTTATCTAGATTACGAGCAAGGGGATTTAAATTACCGTGCCAATAATTGGGGACGCACTTTCCCGGGAAGCAAAATACAAGTATGTGAATGGGTAAAGAGCAGTATGCCGCCCAGTGCTTATACTGGATCTGGAACTCCTTTGTATCCCGACAACAGTGCCTATGTTGTTAAAAGCACAGTCAATCCAGTAACCAATTTGGTTTCCAGCACCTATTATTTTTGGGTCTACGGTAAAACCAGTTTAGAATTGAACTCTTCACACAAAAACACAGTCAGCACAATACAAGACATCATTGCCAATCCGCAAAGTCAAGGAATACCGTATGCAGCAGTATTGAGAACAGACACCGTGAGTTTATATGGCATATCAGACATGCTGAGCGGTAATACTGTGTCTGGCAACACCACTGTGTTGCATATGGATTATGACACACTGAAAAATACAAATATCATACACAGTGAATATCAATTGGTGCAAGAGGGAAATGCAGGAAGTGCTATTCCAACTCGAATTGTCAATAAAATGATAGACAGTTTAAGCGGAATAGACATGAATGGATATGCAGTTCCGAGCGCTAATTTAACACCACAAAGCAGTATTGGATTGGGGGTAAATCCCAATCAAACACTGTTTGTCAATCGATTGACCGCCCTAGAAAACTATATTGAATACGTCAACAGTATACTAGTTCAATATCCTGTGGTTGAAGAATACACCATCACTGCACTTTATGATGTTGCACCTTTACCCAACGCCAATAGCTACGATATCACAGTTTCTACTTATAGTGAATTGGCTTATATAGATACAACATCACTAGCTGCAGGCTATACTGTTTTGGTATTGAACGACGAAACATACAATGGATTGTGGACCACTTATGTATGGACCGGATCTGCTTGGCCCACTACACCAACGTTGATACAAAGTTATTATACTCCTTTCTATTGGAATTTTGCTGATTGGTACGACAGCACCTACGATGCTACAGTTTTACCAACCTTTGTGGTTAAAACAGTTACTGATATAGCCACACTCAGTCCAGCACCTGGCAATACCATCAAAGTACTGAATAACGGTAATAACCAATTTGTTATATATCGATTCAACAGTGATGGTACCAGCAGTTTGGTTGGAATTCAAAATGGAACTATCCAATTTAGTAACACGTTGTATACCACCAACGTGGGTGCTAACGAAATAAGAATAATTTTCAAAGCTATACAAAATAATATCTTTATCAACGAACTGGCAATATATTTTAATGATCTATTTTTCTACATGATCAATTATATATTAACTGAGCAACCCTCGGTTGATTGGATATTTAAATCAAGTTTTATCAGTGTACTACACAAACTGAGAAAACTCAATCAACCAGCTAACTATATTGCAGACAATCAAACATACTATGAACAGTACATCAACGAGGTCAAGCCCTATAGGACCAGTATTCGTGAATATCTAATTGATTATCAAGGCAATGACGAGTATTACGGCGATTCCACTGATTTTGATGTTCCTGCAACTTATATCAATGGGGCGGGATATCGTAGTCCCAATGGCGACAATTCTCTTGACTCAACATACCTAAGCACATTGCCGCAATACAACCAATGGTATAACAATCACTCGTATGGTATCAGCAATGTGATTGTGACAAATTCTGGATTGGGTACAAATGTATTTGTCACCACCCTGACTACAACCAACAATGTGGTAGTAAACTACAACGATTATATAACGCAACCATATACTGGCGCAAGTGGCAATGTACAAATTAATACCAACAACTCTTATATCAATTTGGTAAATGTATCTGGTACATTTATAAGCAACTACACCACACTATCATTGGGAGTCAATGTATCGCTGATTGCAGGAAACACAATTACCCAATTGTCAACTGGTGCGACTGGCACTGTGTATGCAAATACTGTGGCCAGCAATGTTGTAGTTCTAATCAACACAAATCGCATAACTTTTACAAATACTGGAAACAGTTATGTGTATGCCGGTACTGCAAATATATCAGCAAACGTCACAAATTCAACCATTAACAATCCCTACATTTATGTCAATGGTGCAAATTTATCGGCGGTATCAGCAGTGTCTACAACAACTGCGCTGGGCGGATATTATTTAACCCCTGTAGTTACAGTGATTGGTGGTGGCGGGTCGGGTGCCAACATTGCAGCTGTAGTAAACTTTTCTACCGGAAATATCAGCGGGTTTGAAGTTATCAATCCTGGATCGGGGTACACAAGTACACCAACTATATTGATAAACGGAACCGGGGTTGGTGCTGCTGGATATCCAATACTGAGCAATGAATATTATATTGATAGTTTACCAACCACAGTTTTAACTACAAATGCAAATGTCACTGTTTACGTGGGCAATATTATAACACAGTCAAACACTGGCGCTGTTGGGACAGTTTACTCTGCAAGTAAAGGAAACGCAATTACACTGGTGGGAGTTACTGGAACCTTTACCAGTAACCAATACTTATTTAATGATTATGCCAACTTATCCACTACAGTGTCTTCAGTGACATCTTACACACAGTTTGTAAATCAAAGTTACAATACAGTAAGAAACTTTAACACCACATTGGTATTTGATAGAACCAGCTATTCAAGTAACATCATATTATGGCAACCAAATGTAACAGTACCGCTTAATTCATGGGTCACGTATCAAAATCAAGCATATCAAGCAAATACCACTGTATACAACAACACAATTTTAAGCCTAAGCGGTAATATTGCAACCAACATTGGCGATTACATAACACAAGCAAACACCACTGCCAACGCCCGAGTAGTTGCATTATCTAGTAATTTGAATGTGATCACTGTAGCCAATCTTTCAAGCAACTACACAAGACGTTGGGGAAATATATTGGTAAACGGAGTTGATTCGGGTACAACACCATTGGCAATCAATAATGTATTTGATTATTCCAAATATAATTTGATAGATGCAAACAGTTTTACCAATGCAGCAGATCGTATTTTTGCTTACTATTATCCAACTGCAGGCATGCCCGGACGAGATTTATCCCAATTAATGACCGGAATCAGTTATCCCGGGGTAGAAGTTACTGGAGTTAAATTTAATGCAAATACCTCGGTAATTACAAATGCAAATGTAATTTATGCTTTTGCAAACACAATGTCATTGTACAGTTCTAATGTAAGCGTATTAGATTTTACCACATTAGGTTATGCCATCGGGGAACCGTTAACGGTAGTAGATAATGCAACCAACACAAGTTATGTAACAAAAATTACAATCATTCAATCTAATCAATTGGGTGTATCGGGATTGACCGCAAATATGCCAATTGGATCAAATATAAGTTTGCAATATTATGATTTCAATAACCCCACATATCTAGATACTTCAATACAACCCACATACAAAAATGTCAGTTCTGACGTGACAATAGATGGTGGATCCTATTACGATACTTACAATAGTCACGCTCCTGAAGAATTGGTACCCGGAGCAACATTTGATAATTTAAACATGATGGTGACTACAAAGCTTCAAAACAACACAGCTATAGTCAGTTATTTAATAGAACACAACATGCAGGCCAATGCCAGTTCATCAAATTACAAGATATATCCAAAATATTACGGTGTAAATTATGATAAAATAACGACTTTGACCGTCAATTTAGGCATCACAGATAGTAACATACATGTTGCCAATGTAGCGGCACTGACTCTGCCTAATTTAAGTACAGTATCACCAGGTGTTGTTTACATAAACGGTGAAAAAATTACATTTTGGACTGTTGATTACAATAATAACGTGCTAGGGCAAATTCGCAGAGCAGTAGACGGCACTGGTGCTGCTGCAACTCACACTGCTGGATCAACCGTGATAGATGTGAATATTCCCGAACTCATCCCTAGTGGAAATCTAACTCACACTTTTGTATCAAGACAAGCCTGGTTAAACAGCCCGGTTGGGGCAAGTTTATTCCTGATTGATGAATTTGGAGAAGAAATTTTAGCCAACGTATCTGGCACTCAAACTCCATTAGCCACTATTGGCCCTGCAGGAAGCCCAGTAACCGACGGCGCAGGACTAGAAGGGGCGATCTTTAGCAGTTCACCGTCGCCTCAGGCAGCTTTCCTTCAAACGCTAATTAAACCTTTGAGTTAACAACAAAAAACAAATAAATATAGAAAAGGATAAAACTTTAAATGGCAACGTCAATCACAATATCAGGACTAACATTGGCCCCTAGCATTCAGGCTACGGGAAATTTAGTCATTGATCAAAATGCAGGTACTTATCGCACCAGAATCAGCGATTTAATGACTTATATCAGCAGCCAAAGTTTGTCTTCAATTACAGCTACAAGTGGCACCTTTACATCAATCAGTACTGGCACATTATCGGCCAGCAACGATGTAACAATTGCGGGAAATTTAATAGTTGGTGGAAATATTTCTGATCCAAACGGCAATGCTAATATTGGTTCTTTTGGCAATATTGCTGGAACAATTACTGCACCAAATCAACCCTATATCACTACATTAAGCAATGTAACTATAGGAAACATTACATCAGTCAGTAATATCACAATAACTGCAAATCTATTCTCAAAAGGTATTACCACTGTGGGTGGTGCAATATTGCCAACAAGTAACGTTGCTGCAATCAATATTGGCAGTAGCAGTGTTTGGTTCAACAACATTTACGGAACTGCGGTACATGCACTATACGCAGACTTGGCAGAAAGATACACCAGCGACGCTGCCTATGGTCCTGGTACCGTAGTAGTATTTGGCACAAGCACAGAAGTTACAGCAAGCTATCAGCCCAATGATGCCAGAGTAGCCGGGGTAGTCAGTACCAATCCCGCATACACCATGAACGCTGGTATTTCTGGAGTAGATGTTGCATTACAAGGACGTGTACCGTGTCAAGTCACAGGAACAGTGGTTCGCGGTGATCTAATGGTCACCAGCACAATTCCTGGAGTGGCAATGACAAATAACAATCCAGCAGTGGGCACTGTAATTGGGAAAGCTCTAGGAAACCACACTGGATCTAACGTGGGTGTAATTGAAGTTGTGGTTGGTAGAGTTTGATCTAATAAATACAAGATAGAGTAAAAAAATGAATAAAGACACACAGAGAAAACCAGATGACGTCGGCGGAATTTACGTTCGAGGACATATCAAAATATCAGATCCAGAGTCTGGAGAAATCTTTGTCAACAAAAGTAACGCCATACATTACGAAAATATCAGTATTGCGTTGGCTCAGAATCTAGCCAACAAACAACAAAATTTTATTTACGAAATGCACTTTGGTAACGGCGGCACCAGCGTTGACAACACTGGCGTAATTGCTTATTTGCCACCAAACACCACAGGACAAAACAGTAATTTATACAACGCAACTTATAGCAAAGTGGTAGATGATACTAGCTCAAATAACGGCAACCCTACAAAAAATTATATTCAAGTTCGACATATTCCTGGAAATATTTACACTGATATTCTTGTTAGTTGTTTGCTAGATTACGGAGAGCCATCAAATCAAAGTGCATTTGATAATAGTCAAACTCTTACAGAAAATTACATATTTGACGAGCTAGGATTGTTTGCTAGCAGCACCGATGGAACTACAGGATTGATCAGTACTGGGCCTATGTTGACTCATGTCATATTTCACCCAGTGCAAAAAAGTTTGAACAGACTTATACAAGTTGACTATACGGTGCGTATACAAACCTTAACAAATTTAAGTAGCCAAGGATAACTATGTCATATCTTTTAAACAAAACTGATGGCACACTACTGATAAATCTTGTAGATGGCACTGCCGATGGTCCAGACATCAATCCTGGACAAAACATCAGCGATCTTGATTTGTTTGGTAAAAATTATCCCGTATACGGGCAATGGCTAGATGAAAATTTTATAAGGCTACTGCAAAATTTTGCCAATGTAACTGCCCCAACAAAACCCTTGCAAGGGGAACTTTGGTATGATACCAGTACTGGATTTTTAAAAATATATACTGGAACTATTTGGAAGCTGGTGAGTCCAGTTCTAATATCAAGTACAGCACCAACAAGTAATACGTTTGGTAGTGTGGTGGGCACACAATGGTGGGATAGCGTCAACCTTCAACTCAATACTTGGAACGGCAACAGTTGGACCTTGATTGGTCCAGCATACAAAGCCACAGATGGGGTGAGTGGTGCCATAGTAGAAGACATATTGGATACTCTTGGGGGATCGCATACAGTAATTAAATTTTATCATAACAACAAGGTAGTTGCAATCAGCAATTATGATTCTGTGTTTACTATCAGTCCCGTAAATCCTGTTACGGGATTCAGCACAATTGCACCCGGACTTACTTTGGCTACAGGTATTGCCAACGAAATACAATTTATTGGTTCTGCTACCAACGCCAAGATGTTGGGCAATGTTGTTGCTGCTAATTATGCAAGAACTGACATTGTTCCCACATTCTCCGGTAACATCTTGATATCTAACGGCAATATCTCAATTGACAGTGTCCCAAGTACTGGAGCTGCAAGATACTACAATGCAGTAGTTGGAGGTAATATCAGTTTATGGCCCAACGTTGGTGGAATTGCAACTCGAGCTTTTTCAGTATCGGGACTTGATGGAAGTACCAATGTATTAGGAAATTTCAACATACAAAACGGTAACAGTATATCCATATATGGTATCACCAGTACAGGTGCAACTGGCACAGGACAGTTGGTGTTCAACACAAATCCGGGATTCAGTGGCGTTGTTTTTGCTGCAAATGTTTCTTCAGGAATCATACAAAACACCTCGTTAACAGCCGGACGTGTGGTATACAGCACCACAGGTGGAACAGAAACTGATAGCGCCAACTTGACTTTTGATGGGTCCACTCTAACAACAAACAATCTAGGTGTTTCCAATAACACATCAATAAACGGTATATTGGCAGTGAGCGGTAATGTTATATTGGGAAATTTAAATATACAAAACGGTAACAGTATATCCATATATGGTATCACCAGTACAGGTGCAACTGGCACAGGACAGTTGGTGTTTAGTGCCAGTCCTACTTTCACTGGAACAGTATCCGCAGTAACAGTATCCGCATCAACATTGAAAAATACTTCGTTAACACCTGGACGTGTGGTATACAGCACCACAGGCGGTGCAGAAACAGACAGTGCCAACTTGACTTTTGATGGGTCCACTTTAACAGCAAACAATCTAGGTGTTTCCAATAACACATCGATAAACGGTACGTTGGCAGTGAGCGGACATGTTACCCTAGAAGGACAAACATCAACTGGTGCAACTGGAACCGGACAGTTGGTATTCAGTGCTGGCCCCACAATCACTGGAACATTAACAGCATCCGCAATAGCTTTTAATGGCACCTTGACTGCAACACAAAATATAAATGTCAACAGTGGCAAAGTTATAATAGACGCCACAACTGGGGATATTACTGCTTTAGGTAATTTATTAGCGACCCACTTGACTGTGGAAGGTCGTACCACAGTTGGAGTTACCGGCACTAGCGGTATATTGGTTTTTGATACCAGCCCAACCTTGATTGGAACGCCGCTTACTCCCACAGCAAGTGCAAGCACTAGCACCACACAAATTGCATCAACTGAATTTGTGCAAAATGCAATAGCAGCCAGCACCGGTGCACTTTGGCTTGGTAGTAGCAAAACGGTAAGCACAAATTTACCCGATAACACGCAAGGCAATAACGGAGACTTCTGGTTCCAGATTTAATTAAATGTCATATTCACAGTACGGGGTAACTTATGTAAAAAATAGTGGGAGTTACAGTCCGTTAAAAGGCCTTTGGATTAAACAAAATGGCACCTGGGTTGCAGTTAAAACTGCTTGGACCAAGAGGAGCGACGGAGTATGGGAAAGAGTATATCCGACTCCTGCGGGAATCTTTACTCCTTCCGTATCTTCTTTGTCATTCTCAACATATCAAAATTATCTAAGCCCAAGTAATGCATTTTTAATAACCAATACTGGGGATTGGCCACTGGTAATTAATAGCGCAGTGGTCAATGACAGTACCGGTAACTATGTTACCGCAGTATTTGATTCATCAATTTATCCTGCTACGTTGGCACCTGCCCAATCAATAAAGATTTCAGTCAATGTTTACGGCAACACAGTGGGATCATTTAGCGGAAGCATAGCATTCACAAACTACACAGGACCTTTGGGATATGCAAATGTTACGATACCTGTTTCGGTTGGCGTAGTCTCAGACTTTAATGGAATTGCAGTGACGCCAAATCCCGTTTCGTTATCCTATCCGGTGTTGGATTCTCCACCAAGTGCTACTCTTACTGTCAAGAATAATGGTAACGGCAACAACTTATCAGTTACATCAATATCCTCGCAAAACGGCTACGTTAGTATAAGCGGAATAACTACGCCAAAAACAATAAGTGGTACATTCATCACCACTAACTACATAACAAATTTCACCGGCGGAACAACAAACTTTACAGTAACAGCTGCAAATTTAAACGTAGGTACCTATCGAGATAATATAATAATTAATAGCAACGCCGGGAACTCCCCGACCCTGGCAATTCCGGTCACGGTCACGGTGACTCGCCCCAATGGATTGTCGGCATTTACTACTCCGGGAACTTACAACTTTGTAGTCCCGACAGGAGTTCATCGATTAAATATTGCCACCATTGGTGCTGGTGGTGCAGGCGGCGAGGCAATATACAACGGATATCATAATATTGCTCAAGGAGGGTCAGGTGGTGGCGGGGGGTCAGGGGCATACGATTTACACTATGTAACAGTTACGCCAGGCGAAACATTGAGTTTAGTTGTTGGCGGAGGCGGAGGCCCTGGCACAAATGGAGGAACCTCCACCATCAGCGGTTCTTTTGGCACAATATCAGCAGCAGGTGGTAATTTTGGCGGAACTGCGTATGATGATTATTCATATCCAAGTGATTCTGGTGCTGGTGGCGGAGGCGATGGCGGTGCTGACGGTGGTGGCGGCGGCGATGGAGATTAGGAGAAAAATATGGCAGGTGGAACAGGTGGAACGGGGGCAAGTCCTAATGGAGGCGTAGGAGTTGCAGGGCAAACACAAACATATGCATCAACAGTTGCCGTCGGCGGTGGAGCAGGTGGCCAAAACCGACTACAAATAATAGATGGGTCAAATTCCTACGGGCAATTTGGAGCAGGCGGAGCAGGCGGCTCAGTTAGTGCCGGAATAGATTACTATATAGAATATTTTACAGATGGACAATTAGTCAACATAGTTCCTCATTATGTTTTTTCTTCCTCGCCTGCACAATCGGGCAATTCGGGGGCAATAATTCTGTACTGGGGCGGGGGCAATAGCCAACAAGCATATCCCTACGTTATTCCACTTCCACCACCAATAGTACCCCCCGCACCCCCAAATCCAATTCCAACTAGCGGAGAAAGTAGTACCTGTTTCCCTGCAGGATCCCAAGTGTTAATGGCCAACTTGACTTGGAAAAACATCGAACTGGTACAAGTTGGCGAACTAATGTACAGCGTCAACGGACCTGCAGAATGCATCAAAGAAGATATAACCACACTGGGTAACAGGCATATGATAACATTTGCAGACGAAAGCATATTCTGGAGTGAGGAACATGCGTTCTGGACCAGAGAAAATGACCGTGAATGGTGGTGGAGTTACAACGCTGATAGATGGCGTCGGGAAGTCGAGACTGGGCTCATTGGTGGATTACTGGACAATAGTTCTATGAGAACTGCCGAAACCACACAAGATTATGCACACATCAGCGGTTGGCGCAAACAAAAAAGTCAAATTGCTTCAGGTACATACGACCCAGATTATCCGTTATATTTGCCAATGACCAATGGTGCACCCATTGTTGTTAACGGCTACTTGGTAGGTGCCGGGGTTAATGAACACGGTTTTGATTACACCAAGATAAAGTGGGATCAAGTGGTCAAGCACTACAAGGATGCAACTCAAGACAAATAATTGCATAAATAACGTATATAATGGAACACGCTCGTAATGTCTTACAGTTTAACACTAACTAACGGATCTGCACTAAAAGACCCATCTGGTAACCCAGTGGTACTAACCAGCGGGTTTAATACAACTGCAACCAGTATTAGCCTAATAGGCCCAAATGCTCCCAGTTACGGATTATTTGTAAACGAAAACTATATCAAAATGTTGGAAAATTTTTCCAACGATGCTGCCCCAAATAACCCTTTAAAGGGACAACTTTGGTTTGATTCATCTGCAGGAAATGTTGTACTAAAAAATTATAATGGCACTGCTTGGAAACCGCTATCAAGTTCGATTAACAGCAGTTCTGCACCTTCAAATCCGCGTACTGGCGACTATTGGTGGAATACCAGTACCAGTCTTCTCAGTGTTTACAGTGGCAGTACTTGGATCGTGATTGGGCCTGCTAATCCCCCCGGAGTAGCAGTCACTGCATACACAGTAAATAACACGTATGACAATACATCTGTGATTCGAGTAGTTGCAAACTTAATGGTAAACAACAAGTTGACTGGAGTTATTAGTAGCGAATCCTCATCGTTTGTACCACAAACCACAATCACTGGTATTCCAACTGTTTATCCAGGATTAAACTTAGCAAGCGGACTAGCAGTAAGCGGAAATGTGATATTTACTGGTAATGTCAGTTTGCCGATTACTAGTGCTGCTACTTTTGGCAATGTTGTCCCAGCAGCAAATTTGACATATAATTTGGGTTCAACTACAGCTTGGTGGAACAACATTTACGGAACTGCGGTACATGCACAATACGCTGACTTGGCCGAACGCTTTGAAGCCGACTCAGAGTACGCTCCGGGCACTGTGGTGGAAATTGGCGGACCAGCAGAAATCACGCAAGTTGGCGCAGATTTAAGCGAAGATGTGTTCGGAGTCATAAGTACTAATGCAGCCTACTTGATGAATTCCGGTGCCGGAAACAATAGCACACACCCCCCGATTGCAGTACAAGGACGAGTTCCAGTTAGAGTGACTGGCATAATACGTAAAGGTGATCGACTAGTCAGTGCCGGAAATGGTATTGCACGCTCGGGCAATAAAACAGAAATTAACGCTTGGAATGTGATAGGCAGAGCATTGGAAAATAAAACATCACTCGGCGAGGGCATAATTGAGGCCGTAGTTAAATTAAATTCGTAAGGAAATAGAAAATGGCATATTCGCAAGGCGGACTAATAGCAGCAAGTGATTACAACGGTTTTGTAGGAACTAGTCCTGGTAGTGGATCCAATCAACTCAATACTATTTGGGCAGTGGGTAACGGACAATACGGATATGGACAATCGGCATTGTCCCAAGTATCTAGTGCTGGATTGGTGACTGCCACTCAGTGGGCCAGTGCAATCAATACTTTAAACAGTATCAAAACACACCAAACTGGCACAGGCACAGGTATTAGCGCAGTAACATCTGGATCGTTGATTGCATATCTCAGCACATTTAGTTCAAGTTTGACTACTGCTTATTCAAGTGCGTCAACGTTTAACTCACAAGGTACTACCACAACAGGATCAACATTTAGTCCCAATTTTACAGTGGCTGCAACCACTGCGGCACAAACTTGGACGTTTACACGTACCTGTACATTTGCCAGCGCCGATCAAGCACGTTACTTTTTCAATGCCGGCGGACAATTGAATTTTGTAACAATCAGTGCCGCAAACAATGACGGCACTAACCGATCTGGTGATTGGGTAACATTAATCAGCACCAACTTGGGCAGTGTCAGTGCCATACGCGGAACCACAAACGGCGGCCGCAGCGGCTCGGGCGGCACATCAAACACCAACAACACCTCAATTGGCTATTGGAATGCCAGCACTGGTACAACTATACAAAAAAT